GGGTTTGTATAAGTACATCCCAAGAAAATACCAACCGTTTGGTTTAAACCAGTGCCAGTAGAAACTGAGGCACGAGTTACATTACCACGCGATAGTACGACGAAATCACCGTAAAAGATGTCGGTCGCATAACCATACTGGATGTTGTACATACGGGTAGAACCCGCAAATACTTGACCACCAATTAGGTTCTGCGGCAACAGCCCGTAAGGCGCGTTGACAGCAGGATAAGCCATTTAAGACTCCTTTAAAAAGTTAAGAACCGGAACCAAACGTCACTTTTGTCGAACGCTCAGAGAACTTCGACATACGTGGGTCGTTGTCTTTCATGTAATTGTTATCTACAGATTCCATAGTTTGTTTATTGATATTTGCGAAGTGTGCATCGCGCTGTACCAAAAACTCCGACGGAATACTACAGAGAACCAAACCTCCCACCTCAATGTTGCCTTTAAAGCGACCTTCAGTAGAAGCGTGCATCATCATTTCAGGATAATCTTCTGCTTTACAGGGTTCATATCCTTCTCTTAACTTACTAGAGATGTTTTGTACATCGGAGTGCCCTACCATACTGGTTCTTACCCAGCGGTGAGAGATACCCGGACGTGGATTAGGCGATGGTAGGGTTTCGGGAGCCTGCCATGATGTAGGACGGTTAGTTACAACGCGGTTTTCCAACTCGCGGCTTAATCTGTTCTGTGCTTTATCCATAATCATTCACCTCGTGTAAGTAATGCAACCTGTTTAGCGTATTGTTCTGGGGTAATCCCTAGTTTACGGGCTAGCGTAACTTGGGACTGCTTCAGTCTTATACGACTTGGCGGTGTGCTTCGTGAGGCCGGGGCCACTGGCGAAGAACTTGGTTTTTGTGCACGGCGGGGAGTTTCCTCATCTACCGGTTCTGATGACCTTTTCGGAGGCTCGTCATCTTCCTCGTTGCTCTGGGTATCAAAATACTCAGGAAATCTTTTACGCATGGTGCTGTTGATTCGCTTGAAGTAATCATCTGTACCAATATAGTCTGCACCATACTCTTTTTGCAGGCGCTTGTCAAGCCCCATAGCAGCCATAGTCATTTCATCATCAGCACCAAACCAATCACTGTTGTTTTCTAGCCACCGTTTGGTTTTTGGGCTTATTTTAGGTTCTGCGGGTTGAGTAGCGGGTGTGAACTGTCGATCTTCGACTTCGATGGGTCTTAGCCCTTCGGCCTTGTCAATTCTCAATGTTGCTTTGGCAATATCCTTTTGCGCGGCTACAAGTTCATCGGCGTTGCCAGCCTCATACGCATCGCGGTAGCGTTTCTCAGCGGCATCAAGTTCTCCTTGGGCTGCACCTTTAGACGTTTCAATGTACGCTTTACTACCATTAGACAACTGCTGTTGCAAACGTTTATTTTCTTCAAACACTTGCCGTGCAAAATCTTCCGCCGCTTGGCGCTCACGTTCAGCGGCTTCTTTGGCGCGTCGTTCATCGTGGTAACCACGTGTGAACTTCTTAATACGCGCCTGTACCTTTTCATCATACGAGGATAACTCGTCTTCCGTTGGGTCTTCGGGTGGCGTAGAAGCAGGTTTACGTCCACGGTCTTCGGGTGGCGTGTCGTCTTCGATCTCTAATTGAAAATCGTCGTCCTTTTTACCTTCAGCTTTCGATTTATCGGGATCGGGTAACTCGTAGGACTCATCGTCAAATTTTGGTAATGCCATGATTTACTCCTTATGCAGCGCGGGTAATTCCACGCGGGTCTTCAACAACGGCTTCGACCGAATCATCGTTAATGATGCGAAATTCTCTACCGTGAATCTTCAAGCGGGTGCCTGAATTGGGGCGCACGATGACGAAATCACCTTGCTTGCAGCGGGCACCACTAGGGAACCGCGTTTTGTCTTGATATGCGTCTGGGCCTAACTTCACTACAAATAGCACTGGGGTCAATACTTCTTCGTAGTACATAGCTTGACTTGATTTAACAATACCACTATCACTATCAGCATATTCCTCCATTGCCTCTGGTACTACGCAAAGCAACATAAAACCAGAAGGATCGGGCAACTGTTTAGCTTTATCTTCGGCGGTCGTGTTAAGGATGCCAGAGAGGTCCACAGCGGAAACATCAAACTCACTCATCGGAATACTCCATTTTTTGCACGAGGTCGATTACAAGTTGTTCCGCATGTGTCAGACCCCGGATGACACCGCAGACGTGCCGATACTCGGCGAAGTCTTTTGCACCTCCTCCTGCGAGGAAGGAAACTTGATCGCCACGGAGCTTGTCAATCTCCTTGGCTAAGTATTGAAACGCTTGGTTGCTCATCTATTCTCCTTCTTTGTCGCACGTTGAGCCGCCTGCACAGCCATCTGGGCTCTATGTTTTGCAGCGTCAAGCCCTATGCGTACACCTTCAGTCTGCTGTTGTTTCTGCATTTGATCGCGTTTGGCGGCGGATTGGGCCCCCACTTGCATAGCCGCAATTTGCATCTGGGCATCAATGCGGGATTTCTCAATCTCCAACTGGTCAGCTTTAGCTGCGGCATCAATTTGTTGCTTCTGCTGTTTCAACTGGAACTCTTGCATTTTCAACTGCAACTCTTGCTGTTGCATCTGGACGATTGGGTCCATAGCTTTCTGCTGCGCTGATTGTTGGGCGGCTTCTTGTTTGTTCTGCTGTAACAACTGTTGTGACGCTTGCGCGGCGGCAATAGCAATCTGGTCTGCCATGTCCTTTGGTACTGGTTGATGCTCTTCGTGTTTGTCTTCTACCGGCGGCAACGAGAAGCCCATTTGTTTTTCAAGCTGCAAACGGTACTCAAACGCAATGTGCTCATTTATATGAGCCATCGCGGACGCCATGATTGCTTGCGCCTGTGGGTTGCCTTGCATCATCATCTGAATCTTGGGGTCTTGAATTGCAGACATGTGCACAGCAATGTGTGCTTGGTGGTTCTGCTCAAGGAACGCCTTGACTGGCTTTATAGTCAGCAAATTCATGTTCTCTTGCACAGGGTCAATAGGTTTGACGTCATCTTCGGTTGGGATGAGTTTGTTTGCGTTCTTGATACCCAACACCTCCAACATCTGACGATGTAGGAGGGATAAGTCATACAACTGTGGAGCGCCCTGAGCAAGCTGTAATACAGCCTGATACTGAACGATTTTCTGCGCCATTGTTGACGCGTTAGGGTCGCTCACTGGAATAACGTCTACTTTGTCGTAGTCGGACTTTTTGGCTTTGCGGCTACCGTCAACTGGCTCGTAGTCATATTCTTCTGGTGTGTAGTCAGCAATGATGACCTTCAAGAGTTTGAACTCTTGTCTCATCGTAAAGTGCATACGTGCTTGCACAGCGCCCATCACTTTTAGCTGGCGTTCTAATAGCGCCAACGTAGTTCCTACAGGGGCCTGTGCACTCATGTCGGACACGTTCATGTCCCCGCTTGATGCAAACGCACGACCTTCTTCTACGATCTGCTGGAACAGCGCAAACAAAGTTTGGCTTGGCTCCTTGTACGGCAGTGGGAGTATGTTGTCGCGGATTGAACCGCTTGGGACGTCTACGTCGCGGAACTCTCCGGGTTGAATCGGTGTGTCATCACCCTTAATCCGAAGTCCTCTTGACTTGAGGCCCCCGGGGAGGTTCGACAAAGTTCCCGCGTCCACCAACTGTCGAATGAGCATGGTGGCGGACTTGGCGTAGCCCCCGATAAGGTGGATGAGACCATATCCATAAAAACCAAAACCGGGGATGTACTGGTAGTGGACAAAGTGCTGTCGCTTGAGATGGAGTTTATCTCCTTCATACCAGTTTCTCCTTATGGCTAACACTTTACGTGTGCCTTTTTCAATTGTTACAACATAAGGCAGGCCAATGCCAGTCTCCTCGCCCTTTTTGTTCTTGTGTTCAAACCCCTTGAGGTCTAAGTCAATGTGCATCTCAAGTATGCGGTAACGCTCATCGTCAGTCGCAGACAGGCCAGTCTCTTCGGCTTTCTGCTTCTCAATGTCGTCCAATTCAAAAGTAGGTTCACCGATGTCTACATCCATGTAGAAACCCGCTTCTTGCAAACGAAGAATCTCATTCTCCGTCTTACGCATCACGTGCGTTACCCGCTCGGCTGTCTCAAGGTTACTTGCTCCGTAGGGAACAACAATGTCTTCAGCAGGTATAAACACTGCCATCTGGCGACCCTTGCTTGGGTCGTAGTACACTTTCTTGAAAGCTGAACCAGTGATGGGCAAGTTCCACAGCATTTTCTCGTGCTCTGGGCGGTACTCATACATTACTTCAGTCAACTGATAGTTCATGTCGTCGCGCACGCGGGCAGCGGCTTCTTCAATCTCAGGTGTATCTTTGCCAATGACGACGGTCTTTACAGGCCCCATTGCTGGAAATGTTTCTGTAATTCCTTCGGACTGGAATCTGACCACACTTTCTGCAAGCATGGGGTGGAAGACCCCGCACGCGCCCTGCCAAGGTTCTGTTCTGTCTTCGTAGTTCAAACCCAAGAGTTTTAGGCCATCAACATATGTCTTGATCCAATCCCGGCGGTCCATGATGTCTTTATCAAAGTCCTCAACCAAATCTTCTGCCAATGACTGCAAGTCATTGTCGTCCATGTACTCAGCAAGATTGGCATCAAAAGTCTCTGCCGTTTCTTTCTCGGGCTTGAGGTTAATTTCTAAACCCCCCACCCCGATAGTTACTTCTTCGGGGTCTTCAATCTCAATCTCCAAGTCTGGTTGCTCTGCGAGGTCGGAGAGACCCATAGGAGCTTGGTATAAACCTTTGTCCATCATGCCTGTTGCCATATTAATCCTTAAACGGTGTAGTACTTGTCACGGCTGTAGCCTTTGAAATATTTGGTGTCTTCTTGTTCATCATTAGGTAGACGCAAGTAACCACCTGAACGGAATCGCATCAGCGCAAGTGTCATTGAGTCAACCAAGTCATCATGCTCCCCGGATGGAAAGGACGCAACTTCGTCCACGAGTTCTTCCGCCCAGCGCGTCTGCGGTGCCCATACTTTACCTGATGCAAATAAATCCGCAACACTGTTTAGTCGGGTGATTTTGTCTTGTCCTTTTCCCGGGCTGTATTCTTGGACTGGGATACCCATCGCACGGAATTCTTGAATGAGAGGTGCACCCGCCGCTTTCTTTTCAACAAGGAATGAGTCTGGATTCCATTCTTCCCATTCTTCATACGCCCACTTCTTTAACTCAGGAAACTCCAACCGTTTCTTCCCTGCGTTAAGCAAAATAATATTGGGTAGACCTCGGTCTTCCTCGTTGTAGAACACACCCCATGTCGTAACAGCAGAGTAGTCATTTACTTTCTTGACCTCATGCGCCGTATCCCAAGACTGAATAATGAACTCGCAGGACGGTGGACGGTCGTCTTCCCACCACTTCCACCAGTCTCTCTTAATAATAGCGTTTGTATCTGAGGTGGGCTGCTGCTGGTACTGCGCCATCCACTTGCCCGTAGGCAGTTCTTCCCGAAGCGCCTTCAATTCTTTCTCAGACCAGAACTCCGGCCACAGCGGTTTGTCGCTAGGCAAGATTGCAGGTAACTCAATCACCTTCCACTCTTCCCCACCCCGCTGGGCGGCGGACTTCAACACTTGAGCGGTCAAATCCCGTAGCGACCAACGCGTCATCACAATCACAATCGCCCCACCCGGCTGGAGACGCTGACGTGGACCTGACGTGTACCACTCATACACCTTGTCGTACACCTCTGGGTTGTACGCACCGATGGCGGCTTCCTGTTCTGAGTGCGGGTCATCTATTATTAGTACGTCCGCGCCCTTACCAGTGACCGCGCCCCCCACACCAATCGCAAAATAGTCGCCGCCAAAGTTGGTATTCCACCGTCCAGCCGCTTTTGAGTCCGTTTGTAGCTCAATTTGGGGAAAAATCCGCTTATAAACGTCCGAATCCACCAAATTTCGGACTTTTCGACCAAACCCAGTGGCTAATTCCGCTGTATGGGACGTCTGAATCACTTTTTTCTGCGGATATTTACCCAAAAACCAAGCCGGAAGCAGGTATGAGGCAAATTCGGACTTCGTATGGCGGGGTGGCATGTTAATAATCAGGCGTTTGACCTCACCATTAGCCACTTCCTCAAACGCTTTTGCCATTCGCTCATGGTGTTTGCCATGAATAAACGAAGGCCAGACGGCATGAACGAACTCCATGAAGTCTTCTTGCGCCTTTACGCGCACTTTCCGTGTCCGCAGTTCTTCCAAGATGTCGGTGATTGCTCCCTGCTCATCTTTAGGAAACCGCTTTATTAGTGCGTGCAGTTGTGGCGTAGTCAAGTTCTGTATTGCCTCAACCGCCTTTGGATTTTGGAACAGACTATTCAGTGTTGTCATGTTCTTCTTCCAATTCGCCACCCACAAACCCCAACTCGGCGTCTATATCTATTACCTGAACTGCTGGGGCTCTAGCCACCACGTCCATACTCGTCACATTCTTTGCTTCCACATCAATGATGTCGCCCAAGTACTGAGACAGCTTGTTAGCCAACTCGGTTTCAAGTTCTTCCGTGGTTCGGTGTGTAACGTTAATTTCCACCCGTTCGGCAAACGCGCCCACATCGCTCATCTTGCCCAGCATCTCCAAGGCTTTCAGTTCAACCTTGTTATCCCCGCAGTCGGACTTCTCTAGCAACTTGAGCTTAATGTATGACCGCACTTGCTGGGCGTTACGAATCACGTCAATATCGTACTCATCCAGCAAAGCCTTCAACATCAGTGCTTTGCCCGGCGTGTTTATATCTGCCAGCGTTGTGGTGGGGTTGTCCATGAAAACTGAGCGTGCAGTTTTCTTGTCTTCTGTGGTTACAGCAGTCTCTGCATCATCCAGTCCATTCGCCCGCAAGAACTCTACTGTATTGAAGGCGAGTTTAGCCTTCTCATGGATGCTGAGAATTTCTTCGTCCGTCATGGTAAACGGAGCAGGAACGTTTAGTTCTGGTGTAACAAGAATCATAGGAGGAAAGTTGGCACTCCGAAGTTGGGGCAAATATATCACAAAAAATATATACCCCCCGGGGGTGCGAAAAAATAAAAGTGACGGGGGGTGTTTTCTAAAAAAGGACCATAGAAAGTCGTGGCAGAAAAGGAAGGGGGGTGGGGGGGTGCTTTAAGCAGCGGGCCCTGTATGGTTTTCTTTTACTACAACATCTTTGGGTATGTTAAGACTAGTTGAAAAATTGTGTAGAACATGTATAGCTGGAGTACCTATTTCTAAAAATGGGTTATCTAATGAGCGGATTAGAGTAGTAGTAGCGCGTATGGTACCTAATTTTAAAAGCGGGGGGTGGGGTCGCTATACCGCTCAAACTTTCGTACAGTACGAAAGTGTAAATTTGTATCTATCCCGTGCAAGATGTTGCTAGGTGTGATACAGTTCAACCATCGACTCAGGGATTGGCTCTGATTAGATACAGTCATACGAAAGGAATTCACCATGACTAAATCCTCTACTCTCTCTAATGTTCAACTTGCTACAGAATGTGGCAACGCAATAGGCGAAATGCAAGGCGCGTTACTTACGGCTGAAGCAAAGCGTGAAGCGGCTAACACTAACATTCTCGCCTTGCATAAGGCGAAAGTTGTTGTAGGCACTTATAAGCAAGACGGCACGGGTTGTGCCATTGCCACCGCGTTTGTTGACGGCGGTATTGCTAAGGGGCTGAAACAGAGCACCATGCAAAAAACCTACTTGCCTACATTCAAAGCGCATGTCGCATCAGGCAAACCAGTCACCGATTGGAATGGTCAACGCGGTAAGGCAAAGGCAAAGGGTGCAAGCAAAGGCGCGAAGGCAACCAAAGAGTTTTCAGCTAAACTTGCTACATGTTTCCGTGACGCTGATTTTGAAGGGTTTATCAATGACCTTCAAGCGTCATTCGAGAATGACGAAATCACAACCTTATTTGAAGGCGTGAAATCCTACCTAGAATCTGAAGGCATCGAAATCAAAGAGTAAACACCTAAACCACTAAGCCCCGAGAAATCGGGGCTTTTTTTTCGCCCAAACATTTTGGGCTGTGATACCTGTACCTGCTTCTTAGCCACTATGAACACACTACAACACCTTGACGCGTGCCGAAGCGAGACGACTTGGCAGGCTCACCATTTGAGCCCCTACCCTATGAAACCTGTATCCTCGAAGCTGGCCGTACAACAACTTATGGCAAACACTCTGCAACCTTTCGTACGGTACGAAACCCTTACTCCCCCGAAACCTGTATCCTCGAAGTTGGCCGTACGCGTTTAGCGTCAAGATGGTTCAAGTTGTTGCAAGTCGGTATATCCTCTATTTAGTTCTGCAATATTCTGCATACGAGAATAAAACAAAAGCCTTTTAAATCAACAACTTAGCACAGCAAAATTCCCTATTATTCTATTATTCTATAAAATAAATATATATACAGTCTAAATTTTTTATCTGCTTAACCGTACCAACTTTCGTACTGTACGAAAGCATTTCTGCGAATTTTCTCTTCCTTTGTTTTGTCTCGCTCAAATTCCCAAAATCACGGAATATTAGAATAATGCACCCAAACATCCCAAAAAAGCCTTACCAATCAATGACTTAATTTTATTCCACCCCCTAGAACATTGAAGAACTATTAAGAGGATATACCCCCCTATACCACCTAGTAACAACTTGACAAGACCATGTAAATCCCTTATAATTAAGGCTCATTCGGAATAAAAGCGTTTCGAGTGACTCGGCAACTTTCGTACGGTACGAAAGCCCGATGTGTAAGGGTCAACAGAAAGGGAAACCATGCGACTCAATTTAGAACTGATAAACAGCGACACCAACGCCACGGTGAAACGCACCACGATAAAACTGCCTGACCGCTCATCACGCATGAGCATGGTCATGCTGGCTAAGAAGTGGGCGCACTTGTCGGGCGTACCAAGCACGACAGTAATTAAGGGGGTGAACGATTACATCGTGCGCATACCCTCAGCGGACAAAATAATCAAGATGGACAAAGACAGTCTTGATGAGGTGTATACAGACAAGATGTTGCTGAATGAGAACGGACTGTATGTTTGGTATGTGCCTGAGTTTTCGTACGGTACGAAAGCCAAGGGCAAGGTAGACAGCATGAAGGGAGTATGGCGATGAAAACATGGGAAGAATTTAAAAAGTATGAGCGGTACTACGCTGATAAGTTGGACTTCTATGGGTGCGTAGACGCTGAGGGCAAATGGTTCGATTCGTCTGATTCGTTTGAGATTGCCATTCATTTCTGTTGCTACTCAGCGGGTGAGTTTGACCTGACCAACGAGGGCGAGATTCATTGGATGCGTGACGAAGGGCACAAGCGTGGGTACTCAATCATTCACGGCACGATGATTAAACAAATGTATGAGAAAGGACTAATCAAATGAAAATCGAATTAGATATGGACGAGATGGCGGGCTTGTTGGTGCTCGGCAAGACCAACAACTTTTGGCAAGCCGTGGAAACGCTACACCCCGAGTTCATGGACGCGCTATACAAACGCGTGATGTTCTTGAATGACATTGTGAAAGCGGGGCGTATGCACGAGGACACACGGGATTATTTTAGGGACGATGAGTTGGACGCTGTAACTTACGCCGCCATGCGCGGTATTAAAGGAGAAACAAAATGAGCAAAGTTGAAATGATGGTGTACTTGATGATGGCTTTTGTTATGTTGGTGTTATGCCACGACAGAGGTGGTTGGTTGTTTGAAGCGGGGCTGGTGTTTGCGGGTGCGCTCACAGGTGCAGTTGCATGGGTTGCCCTCAATGAAAAAGGAGATGGTGATGCAGAATAAATTAGAGCGTAAAGAGACTAACCGCAAACACACACAGCACAAGATGTTGTGGGTTGGCATGTTCGTGGGCAAGGAAAACAACCGAGAATATTCGTACGGTACGAAAGCCAAGGCACAGATTGCAGAGCGTGACCGCTTGAAACTTGAAAGACAAGAATGGAAGTAACTAAACAGGGGAACTATATGAGCATCAAGATGATTGCAAACGGCAAGGCTAGGGACATGGTGGACGAGCGCCGTCCGTTCAGAGGTAGCAATGTGTGGGGTGAGTGGGGGCAGAACGCATACGACAACAAGTTGTATGTTGTCTACTCTTACCGATACACATGGCCCCTCTTTGTGTATGACGAGCACGCCGATACATGGTACGAGAACGCAAGCAAGTTCAGCCGAACGACAAGCAAGCACCTTACCCAATGCAGACCGACAGGTGTGCCGACTGTGAAGTGTGGTGTGGAGGACATGAATGTGCTCGCCATATGTGGTGGTGTAGGTTTAGTTGAAAGAGCAAACAAAGGAGAGTACGCATGAGCCAATGGAAAGAATGCAATGTGTGTGGTGACGACTTCCCCGAAGCACGGTGGCAACTTGGGTACAAGTGCTGTCTGTTTTGTGGCGAAGACCAAGCACGGGCAGAACGCAAGTCGTGGACTGTGGTGCAAGAGTACGGCAAGGGTGGGTACATGTTCGTTACACAAGCGGCAGCGAGCAAGACCCTAAAACAAACAAACCAAAAGATGTTGAGGGATTAAAGATAGTAGGACTTGACAAGCCTGTGTAAAGCTATTATAATATAGGCTTGTTAGTTAGTATTGTGTGTAAGTAAATCAAACGCGGTTTCGTACCGTACGAAAGGGAATCAAATGGAAGAAGTTGTTGTATCTAAATTGTCGGGCTCTGCCCTCATCGTTAACTTGTCGTTGTCTGTATGGACGGGGCGCAAGTTGGACAAGCGGGTGAGCGAAGCGGTTGACCAACAGAACTCGACTAAGACTCGGGCGGGTAACTACCACAAGAACTTGTTGGCGGGTTCGGGCAAGTTGGAGGAGATAACCAAGGTGGCAAACGCTGTGCGTACATGGCACTACACGGTGACGCAACCTTGGGGTGACAACGGTGACAGGGTGTTGAACATGGTGACATTCATTGACTACAAATCACGACTGACTGAGTACGAGCAACAGTTCACTACATCTGTCAACGCGTTCTTGAATGAGTACGACACGCTTGTATCGTCCGCCGCTTTCCAACTGGGTGACTTGTTTAATCGTGAGGACTACCCCTTGCGTGAGCAAGTGGTTAGTAAGTTTGGGTTTCGCTATGCGTTCACGCCACTACCTACTGCGGGTGACTTCCGTGTAGACATTGGTGAAGAAGGACTGCGCGAGATGAAACAGCACTACGAAGATGTGTTGAGTACCCGTGTGAATGACGCCATGCAAGATGCGTGGGATAGGTTGCACGATGTGCTGACTCGCATGAGTGAGCGACTGTCTGATACAGAAGATGGCAAGCGCAAGATATTCAGGGACTCATTAGTTGAGAACGCTATAGAAGTTTGTGGGTTGTTGCGCCACTTCAATATCACTGGTGATGTACGCATGGAAGCTATGCGTATGGAGTTGGAGGAAACCATGCGTGGCATTGACGCATCGGTATTGCGTGAGAGTGACTTAACACGAGAGCAGACCAAGCAGAAGGTTGACGCCATGCTTGACAAGTTTTCGATGTGAGTTTCATCGTACGGTTTCGTACCGTACGAAAGTTGATTTGTTTTTTGTTTTTTAATCCAATCCTTTGAAAGGGGAATCACATGTCTTTATATAAATCTTTATCTCTGCAACAAACGGCTGACCTAATCTTGGCGGTCGGTCACAAGCGGACTGTCTTAGCGCAAGGTGAGATGGGTATTGGTAAGTCATCAATCCTCAAGATGTTGCGTAACAAACCTGAGTTGAAGGACTACTTCTTTTGCTATGTTGACATCACAACGAAAGATGTGGGCGACTTCATGGTGCCAAAGATTAAGGACATTGACGGCAACGAGGTGTGTCGCTTTGTACCCAACGAAGAGTTTGGCTTGCACTTCAAGGGCAAGAAGATTGTGATGATGCTCGATGAGTTGGGCAAGGCTAAGGGTGGCGTGATGAACGCATGTCTACGACTTATGCAAGAGCGTTCGCTTGGTGTGTATGACTTGGACGGTATTGTGTTCGCCACTACTAACTTGAGTGTCGAGGGTATTGGTGACAATGTACCGCCACATGCTCGCAACCGTGTGATTCAGACACGAGTGGGTAAGCCCAACGCAGAGGAGTTGATTACCTATGCAATCAACAACAACTGGAATCCGATTGTCATTGCGACTATCCAAGAGTTTCCTGAGATGTTGGCATCGTTCGAGGACTACGAGAAGCCTGAGCAGAACATGTATATCAATGACCCACGAGATGTTCGTATGGCGGTTGTTACACCACGCTCATTGGAAGCGTCCTCAGATGTTATCAACGACACAATGATTCTTGGCAACGACATCATGTGCCATGCGTTGAAGGGTACGGTCGGTGAGAAGGCTATGCACAACATGTTGACGATGGTGACATTGGATACTCAGCTCACTTCATGGGACGACCTAATCAAATCACCAACAACTGCTACTGTGCCAACGAGTGCGGCGGCGGCGTGTATGTTGATAGCCAAAGCGGTACAGCGTATTGAGAAGGTGACGATGGACGCATGGATGCAGTTCTTACCACGCATGAGCAAGGAATCGCAAGGTTTGTTTGCACGAAGCGTGATGAGTGACATGTGCCCCAAGCGTGCAGTCGCGGCAACTAACCCCATGTTCGCTAAGTGGGCGGCAGATAACAACTATCTGTTTGCCCGTAAGTAATTCGTACGGTACGAAAGAAAGGAAATCAAATGTTTGTAACAGCAACCCAAGCACTACCCGCTATCAAGCGGATTGAGCGAGCCCATGTTGAACTCATGGCACACAAAGATACTATGGAGTATGCAAGCATCATCATGGTCGGGAAGTACAAGGTGTCGGACGATGTACCTACTGCTTGTACCAACGGCATCGACTGTATGTATGGCAGTAAGTTTATAGGTGACTTATCGGACAGCGACTTGCGTGGACTCATCATGCACGAGAATCTTCACAAGACATTCCAACATACATTCTTGTGGCGTCACTTGTATGAAGAGAACGCACGATGCGCAAACATGGCGTGTGACTATGTGATTAACCTAATCATCTACGATATATCCCAAGCATCGCGTGGGTTCGTGACATTGCCCAAGGTCGGACTACTTGATGAGCGTTTCCGTGACATGAACTCACAAGAAGTGTTTGACATACTGAGAGAAGAAGGACATGGTGAGGGTGGTGACGGTGATGAAGGTGCGGGTTTAGATTCGCATGACTGGACTCCATCGGGTATGACTCAGAAAGAAATTGAAGAGCACATCAAGGAAGTCAATCAAGCTATCCGTCAGGGGCAACTCATGGCGGGAAAGATGGGTGGCAATCAGTCACGAGCATTGGGTGAGTTAGTCGAGCCCAAGGTTGATTGGCGTGAGCAGTTACGCGACTACATCAACTCACTAGCCGATGGTAAAGATATATCCACATGGCAGAAGGTCAATCGTCGTTGGTTGCAACACGACATGTATATGCCAAGCACGCTATCAGAATCTATGGGGCGCATCGTCATCGCTATCGACACATCGGGTTCTATCGGTGGTGAAGCACTCAACGAGTTCTTGTCAGAGGTACAGGCTATCTGTATCAATGTGCAACCTGAGTTAGTTGACTTGCTGTATTGGGATACAGAGGTGGCATCGCATGAGATATATGGACGCGACAAGTTGGGTGACTTGGTTAAGTCTACGAAGCCCGAAGGTGGTGGGGGTACTGACCCATCATGTATTCCCGCATACATCAAAGACAAAGGACTCAAGCCGGAGTGTGTCGTAGTGCTCACCGATGGATATGTTGGTGGGTGGGGTACATGGGAACACCCCGTTCTTTGGGCTATCACAGGTGGGTACAAGCCTACGCCGTCAGTCGGCAAAGCAATCTATGTTAGTTAATACAGGTATCAAGAAAGCGAGGACTTTATGGCAAACGAATACAACGCACAACATTTTTACGGGTACAACATTCGCATGGTGGACTACGCAACTACCAAGAAGCTGTACGACACAACCAAACCAATACAGGGAACTAAGAAGAAGTTCGGCGTTGACTGCCGACCATTGAGCAAACGCGCACGCACTTGGGAGACTTGGTACGAGAAAGATGGGTGGGTAGGTATGGCGTTTCGTTCTATCTACCGCGCACACGAATTAAACCCAACTACAAAAAAGCATGAGTTGTCTGGGTTCACCGATGACGTCAAGCCGTTGCTAATGATTAACGAGCATGGTGCGTTACGCCTGACGCCAACCTATATGTATAGTTACTCCACATACCAAACAATTTCAGCGTTATTGCCTGAGAGTATTAAGTTTGTGAAGTATGGTTCTAAGATGTATTACAAGTGCGCACAACCCGATGGGCAAGAGCCGATGTATTACTTCAACAACGGGTTGGATATGACTTTCGTACCGTACGAAAGCAACGGCGTTAAATACTACAAGCCAACACATGGCGTAGTGCAAGAATCAAAGGTAGTGCTAGACCGCGACAGAGCCAAGATAGTGCGTGAAGACTTCAAAGCGTTCTTAAATTACTTTCAACCAATGGCTGACTTGCTTGGGTTTGACCCCGATGTCGAAGGCGCTGTGTCATGGAAAAAGAAAGATAGCGCGACCAACTATTTACAAGACTACGATTGGCTTTCACGAAAAGATGGTGAAGAGTATGGTGAGCGTTGGGTCGATGGTATCCATGCGCTTTTGGTCAAACATACTTGGTACAAAACCGAATGGGACGCAAACTCAAACATACGGTCGAGTAAGCACGTAGTGCCTACCGCAGAGTCATTGCGTGAGAAGTACAAACGCAATGAGAAGTTGTATCGACTAGCGCGTCCGTTTAGACGAGAGAGTGTACCAATCGGCACACCTTTCTTCAATAACTACAGGGAGTAAAACATGGCAAGATATTTAAGGGAGATGAGTTCAGAGGAACGTCGGCGCGGGCTGGCGTACATAGAAACAACCGTCCAAGAGTTGTTAACAGTTGCCGACAGGCAGGAGCTAGATGAAGGTAGTGCGTTGAAGTTGTATGACTTGCTTGCAAAAGCGGTCATTACGAAGGCAAGAATAACCAGTATTAAGGGGGGAGTTAACCATGATTAAGAAAGAAGACTATGTAGGTGACAAGACGCCATACGATAAGTATGTGCACATTGTGAACGAAGCACGCGAGAACGGGCACAAGCATTGGATTAACGATGAGATTCCAGTAGCACATAACACATTGAAGTTCTACAACGAGTTGAAACACAAGCGTCCTGACATTGTGGTTAGGTTCGATACGCACGCTAGTAACTACAACGGCAAAGACTATCGCGTGTTTGCTGACTTAGGTATTGCCTACAAGGACTGCCCTGAGATTCAAGTAGGGAGGATTGGGTTGGAGAACGATGGTGGTGCACAGGGTGAGTTGATGTACACAGTTACATCAGAGCGCATAACCAATGATAAGTTCGCGTCCTATAGCAAGGGGTACAAAACAAAGAAGACAAAGAACTTTACCAATGCCGTAAAGAACGCCGTGCAGTTCTTGAAACCCATGCTGTTTGAAGAAATGAAGGACAAGAACAGTTCCGAATTGAGCAGTGCTATGTCTGAACTACGCGCCCCGTCTCAAGATAAGTTGCACAGGGTTTCAAACGTAGGGCGTACCACAATCATTGACGAAGTGCGCAACATGGTGCGCCTTGGGTATGTGCCAATCACAACAGAGTTCACCGAAGCTATACGCATCATTGTGGAAGAAGATGCTGAGATTCAGAATGTCTTGAACTACAAACCTAAGTCATGTTTTGTGTGGGCTAAAAAAGACAAGGTTGAGTACCAGATTGAGGGTGAAGAGCGCAAAGTGGTGTACAACCTACACGATGTTCCCGAGGACATTATGAACAAGGTATCGGTTCTGCAAATCGGTAACAAAGGCAAGCCAATCATGGACGTTGGTGTGAAGATTGATAGCACAACTTACTGGGTGTTCCTATGATTATTCCGAAGGACGGCGCACCGCCGTTCACAAGTTGGGAAGACTACGAACGGTTGGTCAACCACCCCGAAGCACCGACACCGTTGTCCCAATCCATTAGCCTAGACATGCCACCGACACCGTTGTCCCAATCCATTAGCCTAGACATGCGGTACTCAGGTGTTTGGTATGACGCAGTACGTGTGTACACCATGCTGACACATGGCATGGTTGCCGACAACCTATCGCAAGACGTATTGAGGGTTTCTATCAATGAGGACGGGACGTTTAATATTGTAGACTTTACATTGCCAAGTTCTGAAGGTAGGATAAAGAAAAACCTAGCACAAGTAGACGTACCGCAGTGGGTAATGGAGAGCGTGTCCATGTTGCGTATCAGTGATGCTAACGAGAAGGTAGATGAACTGGGCATGAAGATACACGACAAGCTGTATTACATCAAAGAGAGGGCTAACAATGAATGAAGAACTAAACACGACCACACGTACGTTCCCACGTACGTGCAATGAAGCGTTCGAGAGTCAAAAGTGGTGGTATCCACCCGAGCAACCACGCCACAATAAATTATTTATTGCGGTTACAAGTCTCATTATTTGCGGATTAATTTTTGTTTATTTTTGGAGGTAAAAATGCTAGAAACAGTCGCATGGATAGTATTTCTAATGTGCCTTGGCGCAATACTTGTTGTTGCCGTTGGTATAGCAATCGTGATGATTAGTAGAGAGGATATATAAATGAGCGATAAAGAAATGACACTAGAAGAAGCTATTGCGCAGTTAAACAGCATGATTGGCCCGTCGCCCATACAAGCATCACCCACAAAGATATTTGTGAACCCGTCACAAATGTCGATCATTCGTAAGATGATGGATGCGGGGGTGGTACCTAACAATGTCGTTGTCCCACCTAAAGATATTTACGAGGCTGAAGAATGAAGTGCCCCAAATGCGGGGGAGACAAGATAGCGGTTGTTGAAACAATTCAGAACGAAGAGTTCACCTATCGTAGAAGGTATTGCAAACTTTGTTTTTGCCATTTTAAAAGTAGAGAAGAGGTATTTGAAGGGGTGTTGCCTAAAAAGAATAGGTTAACCACACCCAAACAAACGGAATACCAAAAGACTTTTGCGACTGATGCACTTAAACAATTTTGGAAGTAAAGATGACACACGAAGAACTAGGTTTCAACGGCACAACAGCAGACGATATACAGGTGAGCGGTAACCACTACAAAGATATGGCAGTGCAACCGTGGCATGTGATGGAGTCGGTGCTTACTCGTGAGGAGTTCATTGGGTTTCTCAAGGGCAACGTAATTAAATATTCCCTACGTGCGGGACGAAAAGAGGGTAGTGACGACGCGGGTAAAGCACGGCACTACATGCAGAAATTAAAGGAGGTAATCAATGACCCCCGAAAAGAAAGTTAAGAACGCGGTTGTAAAGATATTGAAGGAATACGACAACATGTATTACTTCTACCCCGTGTCGGGTGGCTATGGCGTATCGGGTACACCCGACATTGTTGGCTGTCATTGTGGAAGATTTTTTGCAATAGAGTGCAAGGCGGGTAAGGGTAAGACCACTGCGTTGCAAGACAAGAACATCGCGCAAATCAGAGAGGCTGGTGGGCGTGTGATGGTGGTAAACGAGGACAACATAAACGAAGTCCACACTATGTTAGGAGAGAAGTAATGGGAACTTTAAGAGAACAAATGGCTAAAGTCATACAAGAGTGGGATAAAGAAGACGAACAACCTATACAGGAGAAGACCGTGGAAAAGAAACAGTCAATTACATCAAAAATTATGAGCTTCATCGAAGCCAACCCAAACATCGAGAGCGTTGCACTGCGTGACAAAATAACGCAAAAGCACCCCGATATTAGTTTTAAGAACATAGCATCAATCCTCAAGCAGTTGACAGATGCACACTACTTAGACCGGTATGGCGCTACCGTTAAAACAGCACGAGGTTTGCGCCAAACATTTACTTACTTTGTTGTGCCCGAAGACATACGCAAGACACGCAAGAAAGCGGAGAAAGACAAGATGAAAGGTATGGTCGAGCGTGCGGCTATGGCACGTGCGGCAAAAGAAGCGAAGCGCGAAGCGAGGGCTACACAGGTTGGCATTAGCGACTTGGTGCCTGAGAAGAAGGTAGGGGAGATGGGTACAGCGATGAAGTCTTGGAGACCCGCGACAGTTGAGTGGGTAGCCGATGATGTGATTAACTCTTTGTCAGTTATCCAAGCACGTGGGTTGTACGACCGACTGAAGCAAATTTTTGGAGGCTGATATGACCAAGATGAAAGAGCAAGAACTTGGGGAGTGGCGAGAGAATCCATTCCTACACCCTGACGTACGTAAACACGTACAGAAACTAGAAGCCGACATACAAGAGTTGAAGTTGTTTAGTGTGTTTGAGGGTAGGAAGTTGGATTGGATAGCAGAAACATACCCCGACATCATCAAGCAGTACGACGCCATACGTGAACTTGAGAAGGCTGACCAATCTGCATGGGCAGACAAAAACACTGAACCGTTTTTTGGAGAAATCAAATGAACGCAGACGAAACAAGAGAAGAGTTAAAACGTCTTGACGACCGTATCAGTTTGCAGAACGAAACAATGAAAGCCATGTGGAAGCGTTGGGAAGTTATGTTCGAGCGTGATAAGTGGTTGCAAGAGGCGTACCCCGAAATCGTTGCACAGCATAAAGCGGTTGAAGATTTGAAACGTGCAAGTAGAGTTGGTGTTGGTGGGTTAGCACGCCCCGAAGTTAAACGTGAAGGTGACGAGGTGCATTATGGGAATATTTGACCACATCTTTGGTGGGAGTGGGCAACAGCCCACTATTCAAAATAACGCATTGTGGGTAACCAGTACCACGAACCCGTACGCGCACACGCACACGCAACAGATAGGTGCTAACGCGTTGTATAACAGCCAAAGCGGATGGACGTCGGCAATGAATCCGGTGGCTACGTTTGAAGAACAAATAAAAGAGTTGCGGTACATACTGCAACGAACCGTAGAAAACTACGATGAACTGCAAGCACAGTACAAGGCGTTGCAGGATATAACCAAAGCGGAGGAGAGCAAATGACCAAGTTAGACGCACTACGCATTTTTAAACTGCTGTCGGCACTGGAGTCATGGGCATACAGCACGAAGAACCCACTGCCATATTTTATTGATAACGATTTGGTCACGGCAATGGCGACACTGGAGAAACTTATCTTAGAGGGGGAAGCATGAACTTTGACCAAAAGAAACTCATAGACAGCTTTGTGGAGGAATTGCTCAAAGTGATTCACCAATATGACGGCTCAATGCACTTGGCAACCGTGGTTGGCTGCTTGGAGTTTGTTAAACAGCAACTGATTGATGAAGCAAAGGAGGATGAGCATGACTAAAGACGAAGCCCTGAAGCTGGCGCAGATAGCATTGGAAAACCTTGAACATTCCAACTTTAAACGGCGCAGGCTTGATGCTTTGATTGCAATTAAGCAAGTTTTGGCACAGCCAGAGGATCGAAACTTCTGCCCGAGGTGCGGCAAGCGCAGGGGCGGGGATGTGAACTACATTCACACATGTACACCACCACAGACAATAGTCGAGGAACATATTGCCAAGGTTACTTCAGACATTGATCTGGCAGTCAACAAAGCCTTGGTTGATGAAGACGATGACATCCAAGACTACAAGAAGCCGTGGGTAGGGCTGACGGAAGAAGAAGTTATAGAAATAAGCCATTTGGCATTGACTCGTGTTCAAGCCGTGCAAATGACAACAGCCAAACTCAAGGAGAAGAACGCATGAAAGTGCTACGCAGAAACGGTAACGACCTGAACTGGCAAGCCAAGCTGCTGCCATATTGGGACGCTGATGATCACCACCACAAAAACGCAATGAGAGCATTTGCAAAAGACATTTTTGAGTTGGCTGTGACGCGCAACTATTACATTGACCGCGAGACCATGCTCAAGATGTACGACCACTACATGCTGTACGACCCGACTGTAGTGCCGCAGTGGAGACAAAACGAAGCTGCGTTGCTTGAAAAAATTATGGAGAACACATGATACGAGCGCCAAACGGCAAGCCGATACTTAACGAACCGGACGCTGAAGGGTTGTACACCTGCCAGTACACGGGGTTGAAGGTGTCGCGTGAGGAGTCCATCTTTTTGGGTGCATGTGTACCACAGGTCAACGGTACATACGTGTGCCACCCGACTGCACTGCCATTCTTTAAGAAGTCCAAGCGCAATTTTGACGAGAGCGAGGCCAACTGCAATACCTGCAAGCATCTTGTTCGCGTAAAGCATGAGCCAAGAAAAGATGGCATGTTACAGGGCGAATGCCAAACGATGCCCAAGCTGCTGTTCCACCCCGATGACTTTATGGGGATGAATTGCTACGAACAAAGACCGGAGAAGACATGAGCAAACTGACAGGAGCCGCACTTGACCGAGCCGTAGCCAACGCGATGGGGCTTAAAAGCGTAAAAGACTGCGAGAAGTGGGGAGAACACATGATATTAGACGAAGGATGCGCCGAGCGCGGATGCCCGATGCACGATGAGCGTGAGACCAAGGGCGTAGTGTTCATACGCAAAGAGTGGGTGGGGCTGACGGATGCGGAGCTTATGGAATGCACTGTGTTTAAACGCTTTGACTATGACCCGCCGTACATCGACAAAGACGGAGTTAAGCATGTAGGCAGCATGGAGGTGTCGTTACGGGCAACCTATGAGAACATCAACAACAAACTCAAGGAGAAGAACGCGTGAACGTATTGACCGTAGATTTTGAGACGTACTACACCAGTGGGGATTTAGGCTTTAAGAAGCAGACCACTGAGGAGTATGTGCGTGACCCGCGATTCCATGTGATTGGTGTGTCGGTGCAAGTGGATGGTGGCAAGCCTGAGTGGTTCAGTGGTGACTACATGCAGACCTACGAGTTCTTAAAGAAGTTTGATTGGGCTAACAGCATGGCGGTTGCACACAATGCCATGTTTGATATGGCAATCCTAAGTTGGCACTACAACATCAAGCCTATGGCTATCGGTGACACGTTGAGCATGGCGCGTGCCGTGCATGGCACTGAGGTGGGTGGCAGTCTTGAGAAGTTGGCTGTGCACTATGGGCTAGGCGTCAAGGGTAAAGAAGTTGTAACGGCTATTGACTTGAAGCGCGAGGACTTCACAACGCGACAGCTTGATGCCTATGGTGACTACTGTAAGAACGACGTAGCACTTACCTACGACTTGTTCCGAACACTACTGCCTTCATTCAAGATGGTGGAGTTGAAGTTGATTGATACAACTATCAGGATGTTTACAGAACCAGTTTTAAGGCTCGATCCCGGGCTACTTGAGAAACACCTTGTGCAAGTACGTGGTAAGAAGGCTAAATCACTTGCAGCAGCAGGCTGTTCTCTTGAAGATTTAATGTCCAACAAGAAGTTTGCAGAAGTTCTACGTAAGCTAGGCGTCGAACCGCCCATGAAGATAAGCCCAACTACGGGCAAGGAGACGCTTGCACTGGCGAAGAACGACGAAGAGTTCAAGGCGATGGCTGACCACAAAGATATACGTGTGCAAGCACTGGTTGCCGCACGGCTTGGCAATAAGACTACGCTTGAGGAGACGCGCACCGAGCGGTTGATTGGGATTGCCACAAGGGGACTGATACCTGTACCCCTCTCATACTACGCCGCACACACGGGACGGTGGGGTGGGTCGGACAAACTGAACTTCCAAAACTTTCCTTCACGTGGCGAGAACGCAGGGGTATTGAAGAACGCAATCTTAGCCCCCGAAGGGCATGTGATTATTGACTGCGACTCATCGCAGATTGAAGCCCGTGTGCTTGCATGGTTTGCGGGACAAACAGATTTAGTGGAGGCGTTTAAGAATGGCAAGGACGTATACAAAATCATGGCATCGCAGATTTACCGCAAGCCCATCGAAGAAGTCTTGGATACTAAGGCGAACCCCGAACGCTTTGTGGGTAAAACCACAATTCTTGGAGCGGGTTATGGCATGGGCAGTGCGAAGTTCCAAGCGCAACTCAAGACGTTTGACGTCACGGTTACTGAGGGAGAAGCCGCAGGGATTATCAAAACCTATCGAGAGACCTATCCCTATATCCCCGCCCTATGGCAAGCTGGCTCCACGGCGATTACTGCTCTAGCAAACGGGCAAACAACCAAGTGGGGCAACGGTTGCATTGAGATACATAAAGATGGTATCCTCATGCCTAACGGTTTGTACCAACGGTATCCAAACTTGCGAAAAATGGTGGACAGACAAGGCAAGACGCAGTACGTCTATGACTCTCGTAAGGGCATAGTGAAACTGTACGGCGGCAAGTTGACAGAGAACGTTTGTCAGGGCTTGGCGCGTTGCATCATTGGCGAGCAGATGTTGAAGATTGCAAAGAGATACCGTGTCGTGCTTACTGTTCACGATGCTGTGGCGTGCGTTGCCACAAAAGAAGAAGCTGAAGAAGCCAAGCAATACGTGATGGACTGTATGCGCTATGTACCCGAATGGGCGAAAGGCATACCATTAAATTGTGAGGCTGGCTATGGAGAGAGCTATGGAGATTGTTAAATGACACCGCAACCTATTACCACGTTCCCGCTTGGGTACGATGAGAAGACCGAGATGGTGCTTACTTCCGCTAATGAAGTGGTCATTAAGCATCCCGTCATGCCTCCAATGATTTACGACGAGACCGTAATGCGTTGGGTTCACATAGGGGCTACAAACTAATGAACAAAGCACCTGCATGGAGTTACTCGAGCATCACGCTGTTCGACCAATGCCCTAAAAAATACTACCACTTGCGAGTGGCAAAGGACATCAAAGAACCTGAGAGCGACGCGATGATGTACGGCAAAGACTTGCACTCTGCCGCAGAGCACTACATACGGGACGACAAACCACTACCCGCAAAGTACGACTACATATTGCCGATGTTGGATGTGTTGAAGAACATGAAAGGCGAGAAGCATTGCGAACTCAAGATGGGCATCAAGAAAGAAGATGGACGCCTTGTACCTTGCGACTTCTTTGCCAAAGATGTTTGGTATCGCGGCGTTGCTGACCTAATCGTCATCAACAAAGAAAAGAAAGAAGCCCGTGTGGTTGACTACAAGACGGGCAAGAGCAGTAAGTACGCTGACCCTAAACAACTTGCGCTAATGGCGGCTTGCATATTTGTGCATTTCCCTGAGATAGAGACTGTGAAGGGTGGGCTACTGTTTGTCGTGGTGGGTGACTTCATCAGGGCGCAGTACAAGGCGGCTACTGGGTTTAACATATTTGCGCAACTGGATAACATGTTGGTGTCCCGTGAAACGGCATACGAATCAGGTGTGTTCAACCCAAAGAAAAATTTTACTTGCAAAGCATGGTGTCCCGTGCTTATATGCCCACACAACGGAAGTAACGAATAATGACTTACAAAAACAAATCAGACCGCGATGCCAAGCATGAGTGGGAACTGGAAAAGAAGCGTGCGGGTGCACACGAAGCACGCATGGAACGCCAACGCGCTAGACGTGCGCTGGACAAGAAGGGCGTAGACCGCAAGGGTAAAGATGTTGCCCACAAGGTTGCGCTGAGTAAGGGTGGCACTAACAAAGAGGGTTACACCTTGCAAGCCCCCGCAAAGAATCGTTCGTTCAAAAGGAATTCAGACAAGTCAATGAAATAAAGTTGTTAGTGCGCCCCAAGGTTAGGTGTGAGTGGTAGGGGCGCGAGGGCTGTCAATCCCTTCATGTAAACGAAAACCACACCAGTTAAAGCCTACCGCTCCCCTTTCTAGAGGTAGGTGATTTAACCGATTGGCACCCGCAAGGTGCCGCCAATTTCCTCTAAACACAGACCGTGTTTGGAGAGCATAACTATCGGAGAGAGCATGGAGATTATTGAGAACAGAGCAATATTGCTCAAGGTAAAGCACCCCGACAGAATCACTACGGTGATTCCGAAGAGCAAGGTGTTGGAAAAAGACGAGAACTCAGCGAGTGTGCTGGTGAACTGGGGCTTAGAAGAGGCTCTGGTGCTGAAGAATTTACGTATCAACGTACCATCACCTATCAATGGAACGTACAAATGGCCGGGGCTTTATAAACCGTTTGACCATCAAAAAATTACATCGTCTTTTCTGACCATGCACCGCCGTGCGTTCTGTTTCAACGAACAGGGCACAGGCAAAACGGCTAGTGTTATATGGTCGGCAGACTACCTAATGACGCAAAAGATTATCAAGCGCGTGCTTGTAATCTGCCCCTTGTCCATCATGGACTCGGCATGGCGTAATGACTTGTTTAGATTTGCAATGCACCGCAGGGTAGATGTTGCGTATGGCAAGCCTGAGAAACGCAGAGAAATCATTAAGGGTGATGCAGAGTTTGTCATCATCAACTACGACGGCCTAGAAATCGTAGCAGAAGCCGTTGCACAGGGTGGCTTTGATTTAATCGTGGTTGATGAGGCAAACGCCTACAAAAATCCTCAGACAAAGCGTTGGAAAATCCTGAGTAAATTACTACACCCGAACTCGTGGCTGTGGATGTTGACAGGAACGCCAGCCTCACAGTCCCCAGTAGATGCGTATGGCATAGCAAAGTTAGTGAACCCCAATAATATTCCCCGATTTTTTGGTGGGTTCAGAGACCAAGTGATGAACAAAGTCACGCAGTTCAAGTGGGTGCCAAAGCCCAATGCTAACGATACGGTGTACAGGGCGCTACAGCCCGCGATACGTTTTACAAAGGAGCAATGCTTAGACTTGCCCGAAATGACCTACGTAACGCGGGACGTACCACTTACTGCACAGCAAGAGAAATACTACGAGCTACTCCGCCGCCAGTTAATTGTGCAAGCGGCGGGGGAGGAAATAACTACAGTCAACGCCGCCGCCAACCTCAACAAGCTACTGCAACTATCGGGTGGCGCGGTGTATTCCGATACAGGCGAAGTTGTGCAGTTCGATGCAAGCAACCGCCTAGCTGTCTTGCGCGAAGTGATTGAGGAGTCCAGCCACAAGGTGCTGGTGTTCGTTCCGTTTAGACATGCGATTGAAGTTGTATTAGAAGACTTAAAGAAACACGGGTACGCAACCGCAGTCATTCACGGCGGGGTATCCGCAAGCAAACGCACAGAAATTTTTGAGAGATTCCAAACGACCGACAGCCCACAAGTGTTAGTCATACAACCGCAAGCGGCGTCACACGGGGTCACCCTACATGCCGCAAACACGATTGTGTATTGGAGTCCGGTAATGTCCGTAGAGACATATTTGCAATGCAACGCACGAGTCCATAGGGCAGGGCAGAAGAACCCATCGGTTGTAGTGCACTTGCAGGGTAGTGGTGTAGAACGCCGCATGTACACCATGTTGAATAACAAAGTCGATATTCATCACAAAATTATTGACCTATACGGGGAAATACTGAGTTGACAATACTTGACAATGTTAAATTTAGCGGTATGATGGACAACACAAAGAGAGAAGGAGAGAACAATGACTGAAGACATTTCAGCCGACAAACTCGTCGCCGTCTACATCAAGATGCGCGACAAAAGAGCCGAACTTCTACGTGGTTACGAAGAAGAAGACGGTGCGGTGAAGACACAGATGGAAATGGTAGAGGGCAAGCTACTTGACCTTTGCAAGACTGTCGGTGCCGATAGCCTCAAGACCAAGCACGGTACGGTTATACGTGGTGTCAAAACCCGTTACTGGACAAGTGATTGGGCATCCATGCACAAATTCATTTTGGAACACCAAATGCCTGACCTTTTGGAAAAGCGCATTAGTCAAGCCACACTGAAACAACTTTTGGAGGAGAGTCCAGACCTGATGCCCCCCGGCGTCAATGTAGATAGCAAATACTCAGTTACTGTAAGGAGAAGCACAAGTGGAAGCTGAAACAACCCTGACTGTTTTGGAGGTCGCAAAATACTTGCGGGTTTCCCGACAAACAGTCTATACCCTAATACGTGAGGGAAAAATCCCACACTTCAAAGTAGGCACAAAGGTACGCATTAAACGTGCAGACCTCGAAGCAATGACAAATACCCAATCAACCACAGGAGAAACTAAATGAGTGAAATGACTTTATTTGCCGAAGGCGGCAATACCCTACCCGCACACTTGCGTAACCTTGAACTGGACGCAACCACCAAAGCCTTGATGGGTTCGGGTGGTGGCTCAGGCAAGCGTATATCAATCAAGGGCGGTGTATTCCGCATGGTTGTTGACGGCAAAGAAATTGCGCAAAACGAAGACCGCGCCATGCCGATTGTTATTGTCGCGGCTAACCCGCATGTATCCCGTAGCTACTATGCAGAAACTTATGTTGAAGGACAAGTCCTCGCCCCCTCATGCTGGTCAAACGATGGAGTCTCACCTGATTCCAAAGTCAGCGAACCACAGTCCGGCAAGTGCGCAACATGTGCACAAAACATTGCTGGCTCTGCAACTCAGGGCGCTGGACGTGCTTGCCGTTACAGCCAACGATTGGCGGTTACCCTTGAGAACGACCTCAAAGGCGATGTGTACCAGTTGACACTCCCTGCGCAGTCAATCTTTGGTAATGTTGAGAACGGCAAAATGCCTTTGCAAGCATATGCTAAGTTCTTGGGTAGCCACGGTTTGCCGATTACAGCGGTTGTTACCGAAATGCGTTTTGACACAGCAAGTGCTACACCTAAGTTGACGTTCAAGGCACTACGCCCATTGGAAGCCAACGAGATGGCATTGGCACAAGAGAAGGGTCAATCAGCAGAAGCCAAGTCTGCTATTGCATCAACCCCTGCAACACTGGACGGCGCAAAACCAAAAGCAGTAGCCACATCCGAACTAGTTGCAAAAGCCGCACCAGCCGAAGAAGTTGAACCAACCAAACGCGCTAAGAAAGCCGCACCGAAAGATGTGAGCGAAATCTTGGACGACTGGGCTGAGTAAAAAACCAAGGGGGGCTCATGCCCCCCGCTTTTTAGGAGAGACGTATGAGCACTATTGTGGATTTGGCTGAACAAAACGAAGAACAGTTTAGTAAAGAATTTGTTGCTTGGTTACCGACTAACCTGCATGTATGGACAGCATTTTGTGATGAGACTTTTAAGGTTCGCGCCCGTGGATTCAAACACTACTCAGCACGTACCATCGTTCACTTTTTGCGCCACCATTCCGCAGTTGTAGAGTCAACCGGACCTTGGAAAATCAACAACAATTACAGCCCGTACCTTGCAAGGCTCTTTGACTTGAGGTACCCAAACCTTGTTGGGCTTTGGGAATACAGAGAAACTAAACGAGCGAAACGTGACCACGGGAAATTATGAACAACAAAGGTTACTCCCGTAAGTTTGTACAAGCAAACAAAACGGCTGACAACGAGCACATTGGTGTACAACTTGGGCGCATATGCGTTTTGAGAGACATACCTGTGCAAGACGTAGCAGAGTATTTATCGGTATCACGGCAAGCTGTTTACATGTGGTTCTTGGGGAAGTCACTTCCCCATCCCGCTATGCGCGACACCATACGTGACCTGATTAAGACACTCAAATCTAAAAAACCCTGACCGACAGTCTGCCGCCAGCAGACTCCGGTTTTCAAAAGAGCGAACAATGACCTCAAGGATTCCCTTTCTCTCCTCCGTACTTGCCGACGAAGGCATGTACTGTGTGGTGGGACTAAAGAAAGGTGCCCCGAGGCAAACTTTTGTAGAGACGATTGAAGAAATAGATGGTGTAGTAGAAGGGCTTTTGGCACAGGGGTACGACGCGTACTTTGGGTGTGCTAAATATTTAAACGCCTCAGAAGGGCGTACCGCACAAAACGCAAAATGGTTCAAAGCCTTTTGGGTTGACTTAGACTGTGGTGAGAATAAACCTTACGAAACACAAGCCGTTGCTTTAGATGCACTCAAGCAGTTTGTTAAGGACACAGGGCTACCACGCCCAACAATAGTGAACTCAGGCCGTGGCGTACACGCCTACTGGACACTAACTAAAGCAGTTTTCTACAACGATTGGAAGCCAACGGCTGAAGCGTTCAAGAAATTCTGCGCGGCTTACGACCTAAAGGCTGACCCTGCGGTAACCGCAGATGCGGCTCGTATCCTACGTATCCCCGAAACACTCAACCATAAAGACTCTCCACCGTCACGAGTTGACGTGTTGGTTTCTTCTGGCGCTATGGAGTTTTCCCGATTCCAAGCGATTGTCGGCGCGGGTACTGAGGAAGAAGTCAACAACGAACTGGGGTTTGCTGTCCCCACGCAACGCCGACCAATAGATGCGACCACTCGCGCCTTGATGGGAAACAGCGTGTCTCGCTTTGGGACAATCATGCGTAAGAGCGCGGAAGGTAAAGGTTGTGCGCAGCTAGTGCATATATACCGCAACCAACAAGATGTTGAAGAGCCTTTGTGGAGAGCGGGGCTCTCTATTGCCATTAACTGTGAAGACGGTGAGTTGGCAATCCACAAGATTTCTCATGCCCATGAGGAGTACGACCCACAAGACACTAAGGTAAAGGCAGATGCCTTATTTGGTAAACCCTATAAGTGCGCGACATTCCACAGTTTAAATTCCACAGGATGCACTGACTGCCCAAACCGCAACAAAATTACATCGCCCATACAGATTGGGTCACAAATTGCGGCGGCTACAGCAGAAGACAACATTGTGGTGATGCGTAACGCTACGCTGGAAGAAGACATTACGGTTGAGATTCCTGAGTATCCGTTCCCGTACTTTCGCGGGAAGAACGGCGGGGTCTACAAGCGTGGCTTGCCCTCTGGGAAAGCCAAGAAGAAAGAAGACGATGAGACAGAAGAAGAACGCGACCACCTCATTTATGAGTACGACTTCTACGTGGTCAAAAGGCTAACTGACCCTGATGCTGGTGAATCTTTATGGATGCGCTTGCATATGCCCAAGGACGGCATACGGGAGTTCTCCGCGCCGCTAGCAAGTGTCCTGTCAAAAGACAGATTTAGGGAACTTATTGCCTTCCAAGGCGTGACTGCATACAACAAAAAACTGGATGGACTTATGGCTTATGTAACTCGTTGGGTAGGGGAATTGCAACAACTTTCGGAGGCCGAGAAAGCAAGGCAACAATTTGGATGGTGTGAGGACGACACGAAGTTTGTAGTCGGTAACCGTGAGATAACTGCGTCAGGCGTGAACTACAGCCCGTCATCACAAGCAACCGCTGAGTTGGCAACAATGTACACGAAGAAAGGCACGATACACGAGTGGTCCAAAGTTGCTAACAACTACGCCCGTGTAGGTAACGAAGTACGTGCGTTCACCCTGTTTGCGGGTTTTGGCTCTGCCCTGTTCAAGTTCACCAAACTAAGTGGCTCGATTATTCACCTGACCAACAACGGCTCAGGCGTGGGTAAGACAACCATTCAGCACATGGTCAACAGCATTTGGGGGCGCCCATTGGAAACCCTAATGAACCAAGAAGATAAGTACTTGGCTCGTATGCACCGTATCTCTGTGCTTGGCAACATCTCGGTGACGATTGACGAACTGACCAACATGGCTGACGAAGAGGTTAGCAACATGGCGTATGGCATTACGCATGGTAGAGGGCGCAATCGGATGATGTCCCAAGTTAACGCTGAACGTAGCAACATGTTGCGGTGGGCGATGATTGCGATTACGTCGGGTAACAAGAGTCTGTATGACCAGTTGTACAACTTGAAGGACTTTCCCGAAGGCGAGTTGATGCGGATACTAGAGTTCAATGTCTCCAAGACTGACGACATGACCAAGGCTGAGTCCGATAGCGCGTTTAACGCTATGTACGACAACTACGGCGTGGCTGGTGAAATCTTCATACGCTACGTCATTGCCAACCTACCCGAAGTCAAGAAGTTGTTGGAGAAAATCCAGCGTAAGTTTGACAAAGCGGCTGGCCTCACTCAGCGGGAGCGGTTTTGGTCTGCTACTGCCGCATGCGCCTTGACTGCTGGTTTGATTACCAAGAAGCTAGGTCTGCATAACATTGCCGTAGAAAACATTTACGCATGGGCTGTACAAACTATTGGCAGGATGCGAGTTGAAGTACGCCCGGGAATATCGGGTCCGCTCGCACACATGGGATTATTTCTTAATGAGCACAACAACAATATGCTGGTTATCAACAGCACGGTGGACAAACGCTCAGGACTTACCGAAGCGCCAATCCGAGAACCCCGTGGTGAACTTATCACCCGCTATGAGCCTGACACCAAGCACTTGTTTGTGACGGTGAAACTCCTGCGCGAGTGGTGTAGTGAGAACCAAGTCTCTTACAAAGGGCTGGTGGATGACTTGTACAAGATGGGCGCTTGCATTGGAACTTTGAAGAAAGCCATGTCTCGGGGGTCTACAATGTCCACACCGCCCGTGAGTGCATTGGTAATTGATTGCGCAAAAGCAACAGCATTAGACCCCGAAGATACCACTCCTGTACCCGCTCCTAGCGATGACGATTTATAATAGCAACGTACCCGTTGTTATTGAATGGCATAAATTCGTAGTCGGCAGCTCGTTCTATATACCGACGTTAACACCTAACGTGTTATCAGATGAAATAGACACTGCCGCGAAGGAACGGGGCATGAAAGTCAAGTTTCGTTTTTGTGTCGAAGGCACTACGCATGGGGTGAGGTTCTGGCGTGTCAAATGATCTTGTGTTAGAGTTCGCCTAGCAACTGATCTCCTCTCTCCTTTGTAGTTGCCTTCTCCTAGCCCCCCGACCAAAAGTTGGGGGGTTTTTTTCTTTAGTCTTCCAGTTCGCGGATTGACTGCTCGATGATAGGGCGCAACTTTTTGTTCAACTGCACCCCGTGGTACATGTCTTCCGAGATTTTGTCCCGTGCTTTGACAGACTTGTTGAGAGTGTTGCCTGTTATTTTTAGTTCGGGGTACTTATCGCCCAACTCAAACAGTTTTTCTTCCAACATATCCGCACGCTCAAAATCACCTTCACGCTGGGCAACGTAGTATTTCTTGAGCAAGGACTGCTCTTGCTTGGTGATTTCTTCACCTTGCTTCTTAGCAATCGCGTTAATCTCATACTGTGCCAACAAGTCAGCAGGTGCGAAACCTAAGACTTGCAACGCTGCGTTGTATCCATTTACCTCGCCCATCACTGGGTCTCCACGTAGCGTATTTACGCCCTCGGTGGCGTAGCGGGCACCCTTGAGTACGTTGCGTAGCGCAATAGGCAAGGCAGTCTCAATAGCACGCTCCATGTGACCATCATTGGCAAGTTCTGCCGCACGGAACATGTTGTTTACTATGGCATACGGTGCACCCAGTATTGCCTCGGTAATCTGGCTCAATGCACTAGCGTCTGCTTTGCCGCCTTTGTTTTCACGGTAGATCAAGTCAGTCCAACCTACACGGTCAGCAATGCCAAGGTTCGTGATGTAGTTGACTGGGCCCTTAAACGCAAACTCACCAAGATATTTACGCATGACTGTATCAAAGTCATCCTCGTCGTCGTCATTGAGCGCGTTGTAGGCGGCTTCCATAATCCAATACAAGGGTAATCCCTTAACCCCAGCAAATAGTGCGGCAGTGCCGTATATGCCTAACAACTGGCGACGGGCGGCTTGTATTTCCTCAAGTTGTTGTCCTGTGGCACCTTGAACTGGCAGCGCACGATTCATAGTGTTGAACAACATGTAGTACATGGTAAAGCCAAACCGCTTGAACACAGTAAGAACTTTACCTATGTCTGAATGACCGATGCTGGGCCCAGATTCAGTATGACCAGCACCATGCGCAAAGGTAACCATCTTCACAGCTTCTTCAATTGCTTGTGCTTGTGCGGCGTCCCCTGTGATGCCTTTTTTCTTGAGGCGTCCCATCTCCAACTCATAGGCGGCAACTGCCGTAACTTCGCGGTTCATACGCTCGGCATGGTGAAACATGTATGTGGAAATAACCGCAGTTTTGTGCACTAAGTTTGTATTCTTATCAACCACTTTCCCGGGCCTGTCGTTTACATCTAACGCGTCATAAGCTGTTGATGTTTGTAGAAACCCAAGGTCCTTGAGCCTTTGCATCAAGGCGGTATATTGCGGGGCTTTACCCATACTGACTGCGTTGTCGATAGATAGGCCAACTTCCAACCAACTATCTTGCATGGACTTGTTGCCATTAATATCAGTTACTTCGCGTTTAGCACCGCTACCACTATATAACTTCAACGCCGCCATTAACGCACGGCCTGAGTCTACCCAACCATACTTACCACCCAAAAGCGGGTAAACAATCATGGGGGTTTGCAACGTATTAACCACGGCAGATGATGCGTTACCAGCCAAGTTGAAATAGAACGCGCCAGTACTTGCATAGCGTGCCCAGTCAGCCACCTTGGGGTTCATGGCGTATTCTTGACGTGCCTCAAACTCGTTAATTAATTCAACCGCACGGTTTTGGTCCTGCCCTCTTAGCCCTGCGGCAGTCTCTTTCATGTTGCTAACTAAGCGACGCATACGGTCACCATAGCGCATCAGAGCCAACTGGCGGGTCACGTTCTGGGTCACATTGCCAAATGCCAAGGCAACGTCGTTTTCGTAACCAAGCGTACCCTTACGTGTTTGGAATGACTTGAGCAAACTAGCCTCTGGCATCGCGGCAACGATTAACTGCAAGAACTTATTAACAGCCTCATCATCGGCGTTGCCCTCACGCATGATTTTTACAATCTGCGCCGCCATAGTTCCACGTGGAACATTTTTCACAGTGAACTGGTCAATGCGGGAGAACTCATCAAAGTTTGTATTGCCGTCTGCCTCCAACTTGCGGCGTGCAAAGTCACGTTCAGCTTGGCTGTTATACAACTCAGATACGGCGTCATTAGTCTTGTCGGTGTAGGTCAACCAGTAAGTACCCTGACGGTACAAAGGCACGTAGTGGTCAATGCCCATCTTCGTGATTTGGTCAATGATCTTGTTGTATGCACTTAATGCCGCTTGTTCATCAGGGAAAGTTTCCTTCAGACTGCTGTACAACGACCCCTTCAACTCTTTGAACAAGCCACGGTATGCACCGAATGTGTCACGGTACAACTGCTTTTCTTCTTCAGTCAGCTTGATGAACTCAGCGTGGAATTTTGTCCATGCCGCCATACGCTCTGGCGAACCGTTGTAATCGCTCTGTGGTTTCTCTGGATTTACGTCCAAGCGTGATGATTCATGCACAAGGCGTGACCATGCGTCATAGTTAGCGTTCTGACGGTATTTGTTTAACCGGTCAGCAATAGGCTTTAACTTGGCACGTAACTCTTCACGGTAACCAATCATGCCATCTACAGAGCGGGCAAAGTCCATTGAGTCTTTACCCAATATTTTTTCACCAACTTCACCCAGAGCAGACAAGTTTAGGAAGCGTTGAGTAGCCTCGCGGAAACTAATCCCCATGCGTTCTGTAGCGGCAAGGAACTTCACAGCGCGTTCACTGCTCATAACGGGCTGACGCATGATGGTGTTATCCATGCTAGTCATAACTTGTTGCGCTATGTTTGGCTTGTGGATTGACTGCGCATACATGGACTCACCGTAGCGTGCGGCAGGGGGTGCACCCATAATTGCATTGAGCATCTGATCGACTGCATCAACCACACTTGTTTGCTTTGGCTCGTAACCCATTAATTTACGCAGGACGTTAACAATCTTGTCCCACATTGACAGGTTAGGGGACTCAGTGCGCATTTCTTTCAAGCGCGTGCGGAAGACTTCGTTACTCCACATTTCAGCGGCAAACTCTTGCAAGTCTGTAGCGCCATACGCACCATTAATGTCGCCCTTGATTTGCTCAAAGAGTTTGTTTAGCTTCCGGGTGATCGGGTGTGATGGGTTTGCCAAAACATGTGACAGGGCGGCGTGAGCGGCCTCATGCAAAATCTCGTATTCACTGGCGTTTGCAGGCAAGTAGATAGTGTTTGTCTTTGGGTCGTAGCGGGCTTCGCCCACTGCCAATTTCACATCACCTAAGTACTTAACCAAAGAACCGGCAATACGTTGTACCAAACCGGAAGAACCAGAATCAGCAAGAGCTTGTAGAGCACCTGCAATATCTCCACGCTCCAACATGTGTAGGACAACTGGATGCGCTTCGCCATGCAGGGCGGCGGTCTCAGGCGATGCGAAGTACCCTTCGCGCCCTGTGTTTATAAAGTTGTCCAAGTCCGTATCAGTGGCTTCGCCAAAGTACACATCGTCAATCGTCTTCTGTACAGAGATTTTCTTCTTGTCTGCGGCGGCTTCTTTAGCCTCAGTTGCTAACTGCTTCTTGGTCTCTTTCCTGACCTTCTGCTGTTTTTCAGTCTTGGCGTAGTGCACCTGAGAACTGGCGTTCTCTTTCTCGTACAGGGCAATCTGCTTGTCCATGAATGCAATTGCTTCGGGAGACAGGTTTGCACGCACCCACTGTGCGGCGTTCTTAGCATGTACACCGCCTTGTCCTTTGAAGAACTCAGCCTCGGCTTGTGTGCCGAATGTCATCTCTGGGTCGCCTTTGAACGCTTTCATTTTTGAATTGCGATAGGCTGTTGGCTGGTACACCAAGTCGTTGGCAATTGCTTTTAGCGCCAACTCAGGTAGAACTTTGCTGAAATAAGCGTGAGCGTCTTTGGCAACTTCAGTCATCCCTTTGATGGATGCAACTCTACCCAGCTTTTCAGCGGCAATCTTTAGGTCTTCACCAAACTTTATAGTTTTATTAACCTTAGCAATATCCTGTGCTTCCACCGTTTCGGCAGGGGCAATTTCAGTAGCCTTGACAGGAGTAGCCTTTCGTCCCTTAGCAGATACAACAGGAGGAGCAGTATCAGTAGTAGTGGTAGCAACAGGAGCCGCATTTTGGTCTACTGCAACGGACTGTTCAGCTTCTCCGACAACAGGCAGTCCAGCATCCGGCTTAGGAGAAACCACTCGAGCTCCTGTAGGTGCTCCAACTCCTGCGGCGGTGCCTTCTTGATCGGGTGGTGGAGCCACGCTAGTGCTTGCTCCACTTGTTGGGGCGTTAGGTTGTCCAGCATTGATGTCTCCAAAGGCGAATTGACGCGTTGCTGATTGTTGCTTCTGTGTTTTCTCAGGGGTAGGCTCTGTTTGTAATTCCGCACGGGCGGCTTCAATTTCACCACCACGGCCATCAGCGTATAAGCTGTCAAGTACTTTTTGGTAGTTATCTTCGTTGATGTTAATGGTGCCCGTTTTTTGCGGGTTTTCCATTGTCTGTATAAATTTGCGCACGCCTTCGGGCGTAGCCATGTCAACACCCAACAACTCAGTAGTAAGGTTTGAACGCGCAGGAATGCGCAAGGCTTTGAGCACTTGTTCCGTTACTGGGTCTTTTGGTGCGTTCTGTGCACCCATGTCGCCGAAAGCAAACCCACGTAGACCCTGCTCTTGGCTAATTTTGTTTTCAACACGTCGCTTCTCAACTCCGGGCATAAACATGCCGCCCGTACCGGGTGTTGGCTTGGCGGTAGAAAACGCGCTTTGTGATGCTTTAGCCGCATCGTCGTCGGCCATTTTGGCTTTAGATTTTTTAATCGCGTCTTCAAATTCAGCGTAGGCTCGTGAACCGGGGCGCTGTTCATCCATGCGGGCTTGCAAGGCATTGATTTCTATCTCGTGCGCTTTGCGTGCTTCATTCTCCGCAAGGGCGGCTTCCATATCGGCTTGCGTATTGCCTGCTGTTGGGAACTGCCCTTCAATTTGTTTTTGCAAGCCAGTGGGTTGCAGTCGTGCCGCTTCTTCTTGTGCGGCCTGTTGCTTCAGTGCTTCGTTAGCTTCTTGCGTGTTTGCGTAATCTTTCTTGGCTGTGCGACCAGCGGCTATGCCACCGGGAACCCCAAAGCCAGCACCACCCACAGCACCTTTGACAAACGCTTCTTTGTACTTCTGAATGTTCTCAGGGTCGAGCAAACCTTTTGTACTGCCAGCAATTTGCTCGGCGTATGCACCGATGGCTTCTTGTGCGCTCTCGGTAAGACCTTCAGTAGCAGCCGATTTGCTAACTTCTTTGCCAAGGTACTTCCAAACTTTCGGTGCGGCACCAGACTCTTTAGCCATCCGCTCAATGACTTTTAGTTTGCCGTAACTGCCCAGTGAATTAAGAACACCAACGGGCAACACAGAGTCCAATATGGCACTGAAGCCACCTGCTAGGGCGGCAACACCGGGCTCAAACTTACCCGTTTCTCTGTATATACCTTCAAACACTTCGGGTGCGTTTTGGGCAAATGAACCCATGAACACACCACCATACATACCCTTTTGTGCGCCAGCTTTTGCGGCAGTCTCAACACCAGCCAGACCTGCACGGGTAGGAACGCCAGCGGCAGTAGCCGCCTTGAAAGCCGCGCCGCCAGCCAAACGCCCGCCCAACACACTGCCTCCTACACCGGGAACTATTGAAGTAGCAATAGTAGGTGTGAGTTCACCCAAAGTCTCAACGCCGTATTCAAGCGCCTCAAACGGGCTGTTGATGTCTTTGTAAGATTTAAAACGCGTTGGGTATTTCTGCTGTAGAAGCTGACGGCTGGCTTCCGCTTCCTTCATTTGGCGTTCAGAGTATTCTTTAGCGCCTACTGCGCTACCAATCATGGCGGGCAGAGTATCGCCCAGAGCGATACTTGTTTCTCCCAAACCGCGCATAGCACCGCGCTTGGCAATTTCCCCTAAACCAACATCAGGCTTGGGAATGCTGAAGTCATATTTTTCAGCCAACCTGCCAAGTAAGTTATCAAATTGTTCTGGGCTCAGGTTGTCAGGGAACTCAACGTTTCCAACTTTGGGTAGGGTGACAATCATATTGGCTACCTACTTAATCGTTCAAAAGATCAAATACAGATTTTGTATCACCACCTGTTGCGGAAGCCATATCCCCCCGTTGGTCACGTGCGGCATTCATTGCATCCCCAATTGCGGATTGACGCATTTGATTAAATTGGTACTTACCTTGAATAGGCCCATACTGTTGGATGAGTTCCGCTTCTTTTCGCGTGTTTCTTGGGTTGTTATCAAAGTCAAGCGTAGCTCTACGGCGGACATCAGCCATACGTGCTTGAGCAGCAAGACCTTGTGCACCTGCGGCTTTGTTGCGGTAATCCATGAGCGAATCAAACTGACGTTCTTTCTGCGCCAGTTGTGCGGCGCCAAGACCAGCTTGTGAGGCGTATTGTTGGCGTTGTACGTCAAGTTGTTCGCGCTGTACTGCGATTTGTTTGTCCACTTGTTGGAATTGACGTATTTGAGCCGCAAAGCCCAGTGCCGTAGCATTGTCGCCCTTACGTTGCGCCATTTCAAACTGCCTCATAGCAATAGCAAGTTTTTGCTGATTGTCATCTGCGGCTTGAGCCAACTCGTTAGTTTTAGAGATTGATGCGGCAAGAGTTGGAGATGCTTTTGCGGCACTACGCAATACACCAGAGAGTCCTTTATTGCCAGTCTGACCGGGTTCAGCGGCATTAGCTGCCATTTGAAAACCAAACTCAGCCAGTGCTTTACCAAAGCCTTTATCTTTAATTTCTTTTGAACGTCCGGCGGACTTCTCCATCAGTTTGTTCAACGTGTCCATGTCGCCCTTGCTCTCGGCTTTAAGCATGTCGCGCATTTTGACAAATTCGTCCATTAAAGAAACAGCAGGCACGCCACTATCTTTGGACAACTTAGTAATACCAGAAAAAATTTCTGGGCTAACTTTTGGTTTGTCTTTGGTTTCAAAATCCACGCGACGCGTTGCAGTAGCGGCGTTGTACGGGTCTCCATCAACAGACGTAGGGGGGGTTAGAGTAGGTTTTGGCGCTTCTTGTTTTGGTTTATCTACAGCGTACTTAGACGGTACAAGAAACTCACCTACCCCTTTAAAAAAGTTAGATTCTGAATATTCTTTGGGGGGTTGTCCCGCAACCCGAGGAGGTGTTCTGTAACCAATATAAGGTTTTTTTGCGGCTTCAATTTCTTCTTGAGTTGGTTCTTTGTCCTCAACAGCACCTCTATCAGCAAACGCAAGTATGCCGCCGCCAGCGGCTTGAACTACACCTTGTTGCTGACCTTGTGGAAGTTGGTTATACGCCCCTGCCATACCACCACGCTCAGATGCACGCATGGCAAGTTCTTGTTGGGCAGCTACTAACTCAACCTGTGTTGTAGGGTTCTGAATAATTGATTGCAGTTGCTCATCCGACAACTTGTCAACCTGTGCCGCCATAGCCGCAGGGTCGTTCATTTTGTCGGAAATGTCTCCACCTTCACCAAACGCCAAGCCACCTTCAGCCATTCTGCTCAGACCATAAGCACCCATACCCAGACCAGCAAGCTGACCCATAGTACTTGGAGGCGCTTGATAGACCTGCGACTGCGTGTTCATGCCCATTGGGGTACCACGAACCAAGTTAGACATGTAACTGAGTTGTTGGTATGGATAGTTCTTCTGTGTGAGGAAGTCTTGATATGCAGTGTCCAAACCTCTTTGCTCTTGGGCTTGCTGTTGACCACCATACTGCGCTTGCAACGCGTTAATGCCCATACCTTGTTGGTACTGGCTCTGCCCTAAGTTACCCAACTGACCAGCGGCTTGGTTAGCCACGCCGTAACCTGCAAGTTGATTCTGCAAGTTCTGGTTGTACTGGTTCTGCGCATTTGTAAACGCGGTGTTATAGCCTTGACCAACAATACTTTGCAGGCCCATATTACGGTTGCGTTCATTCTCAGCCGCCATAATTGCTTCACGTGAGCCACCAAATGCACCCGCTTGAGTAGCCTTAGACTGTTGATTTACAGCACCAATATCATATTGACGGTTAGCCTCTGCTAACTGGGGGGCCAGCGAATACTGTAGGTATGGGTTCATGTACCCACCTACTTGGTTCTGGAATCCTCCAGTCGTAGACTGCCCAGCTACATCAAACCCACCAAGACCTGCGCCAACTGATGCGGCAGTAGCCTGACCAATTTGGGGTGCAACCCTCATATTTTGCGCACCTTGGAACGCTTGTGTTTGCATTGGGTCAAACCCAGCAATACGGCTAGCGCCATAAGGTTGGTATGGGTTTTGTTCAAGGTCAGTTACGGCCTTACCCTTAGACAGTACATCTTGGGCGTACGGTTTTGCCCAATCAGGTAAATCTTGGGTTTGCGTAGTAGATGACGCAGGGGCAGGGGCAGAAGACCCACCACCATCGCCAAGGATAAGCCCGCCATCGGCTTTTAAATAAGTGGCGCTATCCCCAAGCGGCTCGCCTAATGCGTAGAGTTCACGGCGTGAATAACTTGTTCTCATAGATCAACCCTCATTACTTGGTGGGTGTTTTCCATACCCATTTTCTTGTACATATCAACCAGTGTGCCCCTTGCCCAACACTGAGCTTTTTTGGCACCGTTGAGTCGCATGAAGTTTTTAGCTTCTTCAAACACATAGTCTCTGACAATACCTTTACCACCCATCAGGTTTACATGCGCAATGCGCTCCATCGGATAGTCAATAAATTCAATCGTGCACGCACCAGTAATGCCCTCATCGGGCTCTTCCCACACCATCAAATGCGTTTTACCAGTACGGATGCTGTACTCAATAAATTGTTCGTTGTGTGACCCGGGCTCTAAGTCCATTGCTTTTTTTAGCAAGGGTAGGGCAATAGGCCATACATTAGGCAGGTAGTTAGGGTGGACGTGGTGTAGTGGCATGTCTATGCGGGTAAATACTTATCTGCACGACTATTTTTTGCCACTCTACCTTTACCCACAGTCTTACCACGCGCCGCTTGGATTCTGTCCATCATGGCGTACAGCTTGCGTGCACCAGCTTCGGTTGAGCCGTTGCCCAACTCAGAAACAATACGGGCTGGAACTACAAACTCACCATCAGCCAGACGAGCGGGTTGCTTCTTGCCAATCACGGCAGGGATTGAATCGGATACGCCGTCACCGGGGCCGCGCAGAAGTCTGCCGCCGTCGGAGTAGTCGCCAAGATGGGAGATGCCACCTTGAGCATAGCTTTCACCGGGGTTGCCTTCACCTGTATTGGAGCTAGTGGTATTGCTTTCAGCGGGATTACCCTGACCCGACTCGTAACTTGTTTGGCCCATTGGGTTGCCAGCATAAGAACCCATTTCGCTCACAGGAACCCCGTAGTTAGGCTGACTTCCGGGGGGAGAAAAAGTATTTGCAATTTGACCAGCAGTAGCAGTGCCCAGAAGGCCGCTTAACGCATTAATGGCCCCATAACCCGGCACAGCCATGCCTATAAGGTTGCTGATACCTTGCATCCGCGCATCTCTGTCGGCTTTAGTCTCATTGTCAAAGAATGCAGTAGTTTGTGGGCTTAACGGTTGATCCGGTCCCCCGCCTGAACCGGGGCCACCTGTGTCGTTGTAAATATTTACATCGCGGTTTTCTGGCTTAATTGCGTCTGCAATACCACCCGTATAGCGTTGGGTTTTTGGGTCATAAGACACACCGCCCTCTGCCATTTTTTGTTCACCCGTGTATGGGTCAACCGACACATCACTTGCATCTGCCAACACATTTTGAGAGATGGGCATTTGGTACGGGGTAGCGTAAGCATCACTATGCAGGTAGGCTTGAGGGAAACCTGTATTAGCGCCAATAGCATTAGCGTCGGACATTGCCTCAATTGGACCACCACCTGCGTAACTCATAAGCCCGCCATTTGCAGCAGTGGCAGGAGCAGCCGCGCCATAACCGGGGTACAACTGTTTAGCCTCTTCGTCGGAAAGTGCTGTGTACTGTGGTTTGAAATAAACGTTTTCTATACCAGTTTTGCTTGGCGTTGGTGTGGGCGTTTGCATCCCCGGAGTAAATTTGTAATGCGGTACAACTTGTGGCTTTGTGTCTTTAGTCTCTGGCATTGTAAATTTTGCCTGTTGGCCTATTGCGGGAGTTGCCGCTGATAACCCCATTCGGGCTAGACCAGAGTAGCTTCCACCACCCAACGCTTTAAATTTATCTGCTGTTGGGTCGGTGATTATAGACTTTGCGCCTTGATACATGGCATCCATGCCCGTAGGAATTGGAGTCTTAGGAATAAAAGAATCAGCCGCAAAATCACGCGCTGATTGCACGGAAGTGTTTATGTAATCGGGTGTAAATCTGGAAGCCAATTCAATGTTTTGCGTAGTTGGGGAAGACAGAACCGCCTGTTTAGCGGATTCTTGTAGGGCTTGCTGTTTAATTAATTCCGCTTTTGCTGCTTCTTCGGATGCGGCAGTAACCGCATTTGCCGTAGTCGTTCCGGCTTCAGAGGTAGCAAGACCTGATAGTCCAGCGCCCAATCCAGCACCGCCATATCCACCCATGCCTGCCATCAAACCACCCATTAAGCCAGCTTTTGGGTTCAATAGATAGCTACCAGCACCAACAGCAAGACCAGCTTGCATAGCAGTCAAACCAAAACCAGCAGGGCCAAGAGCCGCACCTGCCACCATAGGCAAAATAGCAGACAAAAACCCAGCTTCGGGCAGTCCAGTCTGCGGATTTATTGTTAATTGACCACCATGCGCCATAGCCAAGTCATTGAGGCTTTTGACTTCTCTACGAGACATGTGGACGAGGGTATCGTCAGGTCCACGACCTTTGTGGGCTAGATGCTGGGCAGCAAGTTGTAGGCTCATTTTTGCCTCGTAAATGGGGGGTTAATTGAGTTTATCATGCCTTGATCCTTAATGGGTAACTTGCTGCCGCTCCACCAGATGTGTCGTAGTAGACATCACCTGATCGCAAATTAGCAAAATCCGCTTGTGTTGGCAAACTGATTACGGTGGCACCAGCCGAGTTTGCTTGTGAGCAGCTTAACGCAGAGACTAACAGCGCCGGAATAGTGCCAGCCGCTGGCTGTCTTTGTGTAGCCACCACTATTGGGCCGGGGTTGTCTAACGAATTAAAGTACTGGCGCAAAATGCTCAACAGAGCATCCATAAATCGTTGGTCGTATTCGACTGGGGCGGCTGGAAGCCGAGGGGCTGTTACACCTTTATTCGCCATGCTTATCTCCTGCCGTCTGCTCTAACATCAATACGAGGAGAGCCGAGTTGCCACTGTGTACCTAATGTATTTGACTCAAGCTTGAAAGCCATTTGACGCCCACGAATCCGCACAAACACTTGTTGTGTAAATTGCTGGACGTTGTACGTTGTTGTGCTTGCATATGACTGCGCACTTGTTACGGCAGGGTTGTCGGAGTCACCATAGTTGGCACCGGGGTTTTGGCGTGGGCGAACCGTAAAGTTAACGGCAGGCGATGCTGAGGCTGAACCATCAAAAGTGACGTCAGGAATAAGCCTCCAAACAAAACCAAAATTATGGCCGTCACCAATATCAAAGTCCGCAGATTGAACATAGGCATCAATAGCAACCGGGGTGCTAGTCTCGTTGTTGTCTACACCTGTTTCTTGGTACACCAAACCACCGTTTGTATATGCACCGCTAGAGGTGTACCCAATAGCCGCCATAGGCTCAGAACGAAGCGGGCTGTCTAACCAAGCAGTGCGTGGGCGAACAGTTGTGCCATTCATAGTGCCGTAGTACCAAGTACGCTCTAAGTGGTTATAGATTATGTAACGGTCAAGCAAAATATTGGGAGATGCAGCCGTGCCTGTACCGTTTTCGCCAGTTGAAGTTGTACCGGTAATAGACGGATAAAACCACCAAATTTCGTTGTAGCCTTCATTGGTCCCAGAATGAATCTGAAATGATTCCGCCAAGTTAATGTTGTTATAGACATATTGCCGTAGGGCGCAAGGTAGCGTTTCTACACGCCCAGAGTACATATAGAATTTATCCGCGCCCATCCAGTAGGTGACGTTGTTTACCGTGGATACAGCGTTAGGGCTAGCAATAGATATGTTGTCGGCAAGAATCTGGTTACCCCAAACATACGGGGCACCAAGGTATTGGAAAGAATATAGACAAGAATCGGAAAACACCAAAATCTCTTGGCGTGCTTGTATAGCGGTAACAATTGCGGAGCCGTGGCTTAAACGGATACCACCCGCTTGGTTAGTAATAGCGGGGGTCCAAGTAACTAGTGTGTTTTGGTCAGACCAACGAACCTGCATGGGGTCTAGCGTAGTAGTCGCATACACGCCCGTTGGGTCATTACAACCAAATGTAAAAGTAAACCTTGACGAGTCAGATACCAACACAAAATTAACAAGCGACGGGCAGGTAGCATCAGGCGTAAACGTGCCTGTTTTTGTGACTACATTTGTAGCCGCTTTAATAATTTGCCCACGGTCGTAGACGTTAGGACTTGCGTTGTTTGCCCAGTAGTACATCGCACTGCCGCGTGGGTTGAATATTAAGTCTTCCCCATAATTAGTCTGGCTCCATATACGCAACTGAATGCCAACACCAAGACCTGCTGGCGCAGAAAGCCCCCAACCAGTAGATGTGTACCCAGTAGTGACACCACCCCAACCACCAGCACCCCAACCCACGCCGTAGGTAAATGTTGTATTACCTGTTGTGAGTTGGTAGTTAAACGTACCGCTAACTGCGGGTGTGCCTGATGAGGATGCTGTACCTGCTACACGGATTGTGTATTGGCTAGAACTTATGTAACTTACAACTTGAAACTCGCCAGTTAACTGCGCAGCAGTTACCCCATTAACGGGACCTGATACCGCAGATATGTTTACAAAATCTCCAACCTGAACCGTGCTACCAGCATCTGTAACTGTAATAGTTGTAAAACCACCGCTGTTTGTCGCAGTGTTAGTGGTAAACGCGCTGGCTACAACAGCATTTGTTAAGCGGATTGGTGTGACGTCATTGAACGCACCGCCGCTAGAGTTTTGGATATAAAATTTAAGGTTGGTGCCAATCGACAGCAAGTTATAGCCTGTCAGGTTAATCCAGTTCCACATGGACTTAGCAATCCCCCAGAACACACCAGACGAAGGAACTACGGATGTAGTGGTGCCGCTAGCGGCAAATGTGCTAGTAGGTGCGGTTTCGTATATAGACCCTCCGTCTCGTTGCCAACCACCAACTTTTTCGGGATAGCCGGAACGGAAACGAATTTTGTCGCAGTCAAACCAGCCACCCTCGTTGGAGAGGGTAGTGCCTTCTCTGTTTATACCGGGTCTGAACTGTAGTTTTTGTAATGGCATGATTAGTGAAACCAAGTAATTGCTGCGTACCGAGTACCTTTAGTCACCGGTAGCACAGCATGTGGGTACAAAAATGTTGATGGGAACAGCAATGCGCCCCCTTTTGGAATCTTATACTTTATTTGTTGGTTAAAGAAAGAAAATTCTCCACCTTCAAAGTTGTCGTTTAAGGCGAACGAACAAGACAAAGTTCTTGGCCCTTCCGTATAAGAATCAACATGCTCTGTGTAAAAACCGCCCGCGCTGTATTTTAGTAGGTCATACCCATAATCCCTAGCAATAAAGCAATGACCAAACTTGCGAACGTACTGGTTTACAACTTTGTTGCTGTTTTCAAACAGAGCGGCATCTAGTGCTTGTCGTATTTCTTTATTTTTATCTATGGACGACGCATGTGAAGACTTTATTACTTGGCAGTGGCGTATGCTTTTATTCTCTAAACCGCCCGTTACAAGCGCATTTCCCCAATCGGGCGATTCGGCGTATTCCGCAAGCAAGGCGTCACATAGCTTAGAAGATAACGCATCTTCAATAAGCATTATGTAATCCCCCAGATTGTTAAACGAGTGCATCAACGTCCCTATTGGTTTTTAACATTTCAAGTTTTTTATGTATGCCTAAATTAGTCAAGTTTTGATTAAACGAATACAACTGCCATGTTCCATACGTCATAAACAAGTTGTTGTTAGGATTGTTTTTTATGTCATTCCAAGTAGGCTTAGATTTTTCTATCAGCGTGTTTAACGCTTCGTCATGTTGCAACGCTTTAGATAAATGTTCTTCTGCCTTGGCTTGTGATACACGCCAGAACTCCGTATCAAACACCGACCCATTGCAGTAGTGCAACAAAATCATGTTTTCTATTTCCTTGATGAAACCGGTGAACTCTTTGTTTGCCATCTCACAAGGTTGCCCACCAAACCAAACATCAAATGCTTTTCTTTGAACCCAATCCATAGTTGATATGGACGTGGCTTCCATTGGCTCTAAGAAAAACGAATTGTTTCCACTAT